CCTCCTCCAAGACCATTAGACGAGTTGAAGTAGATGCTCTGCGCAGCGCTCGTGCCGGATGCCCCATCAGTCGCGCCGCCAGCAAGTCCTGACACGTTCTGGATGGTCGGACCACCCGCACCACCCGCGTTGAACGTCGGACCCGCGGTGATGCCTCCGCCTGAACCGCCGCCGGTCGCGCCCCCCGAGGGTGAGGTCGATCCGCCAGCGAAAGCACCTCCGGTCGCTGCGCCGCCCCCGCCGCCACTACCGCCGAAGTTTGACGCGGCACCTGCAGCACCGCTGCCACCAGCACCGCCATTGGAGACACCGGTACCCGCAGAACCAGCGGTCGACCCGCTAGCATTTCCACCGACGGCGCCGAGCGCAGCACCGCCTCCGCCGCCAGATGCAGCAGCGCTCTGTCCTCCGGCACCCAGGCCGCCACCAAAGCCTGTCAGCAGCGCACCGAACGTCGTATTTCCGCCCGCACCGCCGTTGCCCCCAGGGTTGGAGTCGGACGACGCGGCCGTGCCTGCGGTACCAGCCGCACCAACGGTGCACGTGATCGGAAAGGAGACGTCCGCTACCGAGAAGGATGCCCGCGCGCACGATCCTGCACCACCGCCGCCCCCGCCTGATCCACTTGCCGCAACACGCGCACCGCCGCCCCCGCCGCCTCCTGATCCGCAGGCCTCGACCTGGATGGTCTTCGACCATGTCTGCGGGCTGAACGTGTTGGTCGTGGTGATGATCGTGCTTTTTGACTGCGTGATCTTCGTGCCAGCCTCGTAGAAGCCTCCCTCCATGTTGGAGGTGCCTGAGCCCTTGCTTCCTCCGGTCACGGTCGGCGGGCCCATGACCCCACCGTCATCGGCGACCTTCACCTTCGCGGTGTTGTTGGTCGTCCCGATCTGGGTCGTGAAGATCTCGAAGTACGTCCCGTGCGCGGTGGGGGCCCACGCCTCAGCCGTGGTGAAGCGCAGACGGCCGGACTTGGCGAAGTCCGTACCGTCGTGGCCCTGCGCGTTGATCTGACAGAGGACAGCACCTGCTCCTGATGCTGCCGGTACCTCTCTGGTTCCACCAGCACCGCGGCAGTCAAGCGCGGTTGGAACGTTTCCGAACGAGTCCACCCAGAGCGTTCCGGCGAAGCCGGTCGTGCCGATGAAGTGCGCGAGCGCGCCGGGCTCGGTCTCTATCGGGGTGGTGCCGCTGTCATATGCGATGGTCAGCGGCGTGTCGGGTGTCGCGACGTTCAATCCGTACCAGCCGGTCGCGTCGACGATGGTTATAGGGCTGAGGAACAGATCGCCGATCGTGATAGGAGCCGCCAGCAGCGGACCGATCGTTTGACCGCCGATCTGCACGAACAGACCATTGATCGTCACCCAGATATCCCCGTCTACGGGGGCGCTGGGAACGGTACCGGGAGCAACGTTGAGGGCTGCGCGACCAGAAATCGATCCGGACGAGACGACCAGACGACCCAGTATCGTATCTCCTGCCTTGTTGACAGGGCTGTAGCCGAGGACGTCCTGCTTGCCGGCGAAGTAGGAGTTCCACTGCGCTGGTGACGGCACAAAGCCGCGGCTGAAGTTTGGGGAGGACTGCGCTGACAGGAATGATACCTGCGCCAGCCATGCAGCGAGAACAAAGATAAGGCGTTTCATCGCAGTTCCACGGCTGTCCAGGACACAGAAGCGAGAGTGCACGTGCCGGCGTTTACGATCCTAAACGCCAGATCCATCCAATTGGCGACGCCAGCCGTCGCGCTTCCTATGGCCCGGATGGTGAAGGGTACCTGATGTGTATTGGCGACCGTCACAGTCCCGAGGGAATTTGCTGAACTCTGTGTGGTGCCCGTCGCTGCGGCCCCGTTCGCGGGGGCCGTGCCGGTACCGGTGCGAATGTTGAACTGACATCCACTACCCACCGTGTCGGATGTGAAGTAACCTTGGAACGTGATGTCCAGGAAACCGGTGGTGGTCGGGGTGATCGTCGCCGAGCTACCGATACCGGCCATCACGAGGGTGGCGCTGGCGCTGCCGGTGGGGCTCGCCGGCCCACCCTTCGCGGTGGCGGGGGCAACGGTGTAACCCGTCCCTCCACCGGGGATTCCCACGGTTCCTTGAAGGGTCGGGTCGCCGGACACGCCGTCCTGGTTGGCGATGGACGTTCCACTGATAGCCGTCGCTATAACGCGGCGTGCGAACGTCGCGGAGTTGCCGACGTCGTTGTATCTGGTCTGGGTGAGAAAGCCGGTCTTCTGCGACGGGCTGAGCGGCATGTAGCCCAGCAGGTCCTCCAGATTCATGGACCACAGCCGCTGCAACCTGTGCGGAACCTTGTGGAACACGGTCGCCTGCGTGCCGGGCTCAACCTGGATCTGTGCGTAGTCGATGCTCTGCGCACCAAGGGGTCCGACGATGTCGACCCCAAACTGGAGCACCGCGTTGTTAGATCCGCCGAAGTAGAGATTTGTCAGGTTCCACGGCAGCAGCTGGCGAGTTGGGTCCTCAACCGACCACGCGTAGTCCCCCAAGTTGTTGTACTCGGGCGGGGGAAGAACGATCGTGACCTTGCAGAAGGTCCAGGACGTCGTGATGGTGCAGCCGGTCGAGCCGTTCGCTACCTGCCCCTGATTATAACCCGACGACGTCACAGCACCCGGTGTGTATGAGCCCTCGTAGAGATCGTAGGAACGCCCTTTGGCGTAGCCCTTGTTCTGCCAGGTGACGTTGCCGTCATTCTGAGTCGCGCCGATCGTCGCCGTCGTCGGAGGCATACCGATTGCCCCACCTGATGTGAACGTGCCCGAGAACGAGGACGACTGCAGGTCGATGTGCGTTCCGTCGATGACGGTGATCGTGTAGGTGCCGTTGCATGTCGTCGTCCCCCCAAGCGAGGCGACAACAGCTGTGCGACCTGTCGTGTAGTTCGCGGTGGAGTCAACGGTGATGCGGCACAGACCCGAACCGTTGTTCGCCACACCGGTGACGGTGCGCCCGGTGAGGCCCGACGAGGTCGCCTGATAGACGTAGTACTGCCCATTGGTCGCGGTGTGGTTGGCGTACCCGCCGACAAGCTGGGCGTCCTGGCCCAGCACCCAATCGTTGTAGCCCAGCGAGTAGTAAAGGATCGGCGCGACGAAGACGCTGGTCGTGGACGCGCGGAACCAGCCGCTGACCGTGTAGGTGTTACCAGCACCGAACGAGGTGTACTCACGGACGACCCCGCTGTCTAGGTAGGTGTTTCGACAGCCGGTCAGCGTAGCGCCACCCGGGGACGAGCACGTGCCGGACGGGGGGTTCTCGGTGTAGCTTCCCAACGTCGGAGCGACGGTCCAGGTTCCTCGCGCGAAACGCTGCGGATACCCGGGAACGGTCGTCTGGTTGTCGGTGAAGTTCTGCAGTGAGAAGGTCACGGTACCACCGTAACCAGCACCAAGATTCCACGAGTTCGGCCAGAGGTTGATGATGCCAACGGGCGTTGTCGGGAAGCCGGTGGTGGTGCCCAGCGTGCCGTCTACGATCTGCACGGTGCAGTTCATCAAAGGGCACAGGGTCCAGACAGAGAAGTCGCCGTTCGCCAAGTAGTTCGCCGGCCAGCTGACAGGCGCTGCCCCCAGATTTTCCAGGGCAGCCGGGGCCGTTACAGCCCCTGTGCCCCCGTGCGCGACGTCGACAGCGACGCCGTTCCAGGTCTTGTTGGTGAGGGTGTCGGTCGACGAGATCGTCGGCACCTTCACATTGTCGACGTAGTATCCCTTCGCGTTAAAGATACCAGCGCCGAGCTGACCACCTGTCGGACTGCCGTAGGCAACACCACCCGTGGCAAGCGCCAACTGGCTGCTCACCGTGGAGAATGCGTTGGAGTTGGTGCTGATACCGACAGTCGTTCCGGTTACTGTGATCGGTGCGGCGCCAGCAAGGGCTGCTGTGGACATCAGCGGACCGACAGTCGCACCCGCGATCTGCACATACAGGCCGTCAGGGGTCGTCCAGATATCCCCGTCTGCGGGCGCACTAGGTACGATGCCCGGTCCGACGTTGAAGCGGGACAGGAACGCGCCCGTGGTCGGCGGGGCGATCGCCAACCGCCCCAACATCGCGTCGCCGTTCTTGTTCAACGGCGGGAAGTTGAGGACGTCCTGCTTCGCGGAGAAGTAGGAGTTCCACTGGCCGGCGGTGGGCACCTGACCTTTAGACAGGTTCGGCGAGGACTGCGCACACGCATGCGAGATCAATCCCGCCAGCATAGCGGCTACGAGAATTACAGCGCGAAGCATCTCAGGCTCCTTCTTCCAAAGAATGGGAAACGTCTTCAGTACGTAATCAGCACGTAGCCGTCGTGGCCGTTACCGCCGGGCGTGGGACCTTGTCCGCCACCAGCACCACCGCCGCCTGCGCTAGAGGCGACGCCTCCATTAGGCAGGCCGGCAGTGCTGAGTATGCCGCCGCCGGTGCCACCCAGAAGGTAGCCACCGATGTTGAACCCGGACCCACCACCACCTCCGGTAAGGTTCTTTTGGCCACCCGTGCCCCCACCAGATGCGCCACCGGCGACGCCACCGGCCGAACCTTTGCCTCCGGGTTGGGCAGTGAGTCCCAGCGAAACTATTGTTGACGCGGTCCCGTCAGTCCCGTCGACTGTAGGGGCACCCCCGGTGCCCTTGGCTCCGACAACGATGGCCAGCACCTGGCCAGGCGTGACCAAATTCACACCCGCAGTGAAGCCGGCACCGCCACCACCGGTGCCCCCGATCGCGGCCCCGCAGCCACCGCCACCACCGCCGCCACCCACCAGCTCGATGTAGAGCGCGTAAACGCCATCCGGAACCGTGAAGTTGTAGCTCCCCGCGACGCTCTGCGAGTACGCGCCACGAGCACCCAGAACACCGGTCGCGCCACCGAAGGCGCCGAGCAGCCTGACGTTGGTGCCGTCGTTGTAGAAGAAGGCGACGGCGCCCGGGCTGAGAGTCTTACCAGGAGGGGTCGTTACCCCATCTGCCATCACAATAGTTCTTGCGGCAAGACCATTAGGCGCGATCGTGCACGCACCTGTCTGAAGAGCCGTGATACGAACAAGGAACAACCGGATGTGCAGCCAATCCACCGGGTAAGGTGCGGGGGACAGCGTCGTGGTAATCGCGTTGGCGGTGCCGGCAGCCGTGCCGAACGGGATCTGATAGTCAAGCTTCACCCAGTTGGCGCCGCCGGTGTCGGGGTTCGAGCTGTTGTCGTCGACCGTGCACAGCCAGAAGGTCACGTAGTCGACCGGTGACAGCACCACGGCTCCTTTCGGATATCCGCCGACCGCTGCCGCGAACGTCGCGTCGTAAAAAACCGGCCCCTCGGCCGCTGCCCACTGGTTCCACTGGGTGACCTGCTTCAACAGGCCGTTGAAGTCCTGCCCAAATGGCGGGATACCGCCTGAGCCCACAGGCAGGAAGTTCAGCGGCGGAAAGCCATCGGTCAGCGAGGCTGCGCCGTCGGTGATGCCGATCTGGCTCGCCTGCGGTATTGGACGGATGTAGGAAGCACCTGCCGCCGAAGCAAACGGGATATTGAACTTGGCAGGAATATCAGCTGCTTTCATGGGGAAGGGCTCCTCAGTACAGTTGTACGACGCTTGCCTTGACCCCTGTCGGTTTCGGCAGCACTCCGGAATTGGTGACGATCGCCTGCTCAGGCGGGGTAAGGGCGAAGTTGAATGTGTAGGTCATGGTCATGCGGGGCTGCTGCGCCCCGTTGTAGAACGCGGCCTGGTTAAAGCCGGTCACGGTGTTGAGCTGCTCGGCGAAACCGAAGAACAGAACCGGCGGGTTTCCCTCGGTGACGTATGCGTTCCCTCTGTTGGGAAATAGGGTCATCAGCATCCTGTTGATCGCCGGGATGCTGCCCGAGGTAATGTTCGCCGCAGCCTTCGTCAGGATCAATGTGCGGTATGACTGATCCGACAAGAAGAAGTTCTCGGTGAGTGGGGTGCCCGACCACAGCGCTGACTGGCCGAAGGGATCAGCATCGAGGGTGCCCATCTCCGCGAAGCCGAACCACTTGCCTACAGTGATCTGCAGGACGCGGTTGACGCCGACGATCCGACCCCACACGTCAAGGCCGTAGCCCTCGGCTGTGTCCAGGTTCCAGACCTTGTCAAAGAAGTCGTCCAGGTTCGCGGTCTGGTCGACGTACGAGAAGAAGTTCTGGATCAGCTGAACAATGATCGGCGAGTTAGCGTACTGCGATAGAATCGTGTCCCAGATATCAAATGGAGGCTGGGTGCCGATCGGCGACTCGCCAATGACGAACTCGCCGATCGCGTTGGGAATCGGTCCGCGCGGAAGATCGGGTCCAGTCATCCTATGTTTCCAGTATCAATGTTATGTCAGCAAGCGCAACGGTGGGCGCCTGATCGATCAGCACTGGTGACTCGTCCACCAACGCGCGGACCGCGTACATCACCTGCGCCACGGTCGTCTGCGACAGAGACACCCGGTAGGTACCGGTGCCGCCGAGCGTCCCGGACAGCAGGCCGAGGATCATCGTGCCTGCAGCGACGCCTGACCCCTGCACCGTCTGGCCCGCGGACAGCGTGCCTGAGGTGACCGAGGTGACGGTCAGCGTGCCACCAAGTGAACCCGACGAGATCATCCCGTTGAACTTGGCGGAGGCTGTGTTCTGGGTGCCGATCTTGATGTTGACAATCGCGACGGTGGGGCCCAAAGCCTCGGCCACAGGCTCGTAGTAGCGCGACGCGAACAAGGTCGCGCCGATCGTCGCGCGCGACCCCCCGTCGGCCCCGGCCATCGCCCTGACGATCGCCTGCTGGGTCAATGACAACGCGTTCGCCGGCACCAGCGGGTTCGGCTTGATGGTGACCGCGAATATCACAGGCAGCGGATCGGGAACCTGATAGGACACCTGGTAGGCAGGGAACGGCGGGTTGTAGCCCTCGCTGGTGTCGTACACGGTACGGGTCGTGTTGCCGTTGTACGCGCAGCCGGGAGCCTTTATCTCCCAGATCGCCCGACAGATCTCGTCCGGGTCGCCTCCGACGACAGCGACGTAGAGCGAGTTTGGGGCGAGTATCACGCCGCCGATCGTGCGTGGGACGTTCTCCACGTTCTCCACGACGTAAGCGTCGAGCACCCCTTCCAGCGACAGCACAGCTCCCAGGATCGCCGGCAGGAAGCCCAGCGCGTTATGCGCCACCGACAACGATCTCCTGCGCTCGAACTGAGCACGCGTCTCAAGGTCCTGGCCAAGGATGCCCTCAGTCAGGTTCTCAATGCGGTCCCAGCCGAGGATCGTCGAGAAAATGGTGTCGAGCGCGCCGGGAGGGCAGGGGATCGGGCCAGGGATCGAGCAGGCGAATGGAAGAGTGATGCTACCTGAAGCCGGGATTGTGCCTGATCCAGTGCAGGTGTACAGGTTGCCATCGACAGCTTTAGCCGTGGCGCCGACTGGAATCAGGACGCCCTCCAAACCTGTGCAGAGTGCCTCGACGACAGTCGGCAGCGACGGGTTGCGCTCGATGAAGTAGATGCGCGCGAGGCCGTCCTGGTACCGGCCGAACGAAAAAGCCGGGTCCAGCATTTGCGTCATCATCAGAAACGTGTCGTTGACGTTGCCAACGATCGCGGCGATCGACGCGGCGAGCTGTCCCTGCGGTGTAGCGTTAGTCAAGCTTCCGTCTGTCGTGCTGAAGTTCAGCACACCACCGAAGGCGGCCTGTATGTCCTGCACAATGCCGCGCAGGATGTCCGACTCCGCGGGCTCGATGAAGCCCTGAGTTCCGAACGTCGGGCCCGGGACGTTGGTGGTGACGGTCGTGGTCGCCATTGCCTGCTGATCCTCAGAAGTCTGCGGCGGTGACGAAGCCGGCCTGGTCCCTGACCTGGACCTGTCCTGTCACGGTGCGGCCCTCGATGGACCGAATGAAGCAACGCGCAGCCAACACGTTCGGTACCGTCAGGGCAGCGCGGGTGAACAGCGCCTTCATGAGCGTCTTCGGCGGGTACTTGCCCAGCACCTGTCCGAAGTAGGGGATGCCCTGCGACTTGTCGTACCAAAGCTCGGCCTCGAACAGCTTGATCGAGGAAGCCGCGTCCTGTGCCAACGCGTATGGCTCGGAGGCGACAGCAATGTTCCCTGCCGCGTCGACGACCAGGTCCCACGTCTCGGTATCGAGAAGGAGTGTCGATGCCATGTCAGTTGCTGTCCGACTCGTTGATCACAGCGAACACCTTCTCGGACGGACCGTCCACCGTGACGACGGCGTGCGGCGCGTTCTTCTTGCCCAGGTCGATCCGATTGGGCGTCACGTAGACAGCGATGCCGTTCGCGTGCATCCTGATCTCGTCCTTCTTGATCGAGAAGAAGGTCTTCCCCTCGTCGGGGGAGATCGTGATCGTCCCGTTGTTGTCGAACTGGATGTAGGAGGTCGGCTTGTCCTTTGACGCCACAACTCCGACGAACACACCATCGGCGAAGTCGTTGCGACGCTTGCTGCCCGGGTTGGACTGCTTGAGGTTCTTTTTGACAGCCGATATGTCGCGGTCGGCGAACACGACCAGACCGATGTCGCCGTCCTGTGGATCCATGATGATCGCCTGCTTGCCGGACTGCGACCGGAAGTATGGCATGTTATGGACGACCTGGTGCTTTACCGGCTTTCCGGAACCGTCGACCATGTTCACCAGCGGCAGCACGTCCAGGTAGCCGATCGGCTGCACCTCGCCGGCCTTCCCCTTGCTGTCCTTCTCACGCGGCTTGTACTTCTTGACCTGAACCAGTGTCGCCGTAGACATCAGCTTTTGGCTCTGCTGGATGTGGAAGTCCCGCTCAGAGAAGCCCGAGGTCGACGAGGCGGCGTTGTTCTGCCCGAAGTAGCCCTTCCCTGCCATGCAAAAATTCCTTTGCTAAAAAGTTCAGGAGGACACGGTTGGCCCCTGGCCTTCCCTGATGCCCTCGATCGTCACGAACCAGTGTCCCTTGGGGACCTCGGATTCAAGATCGTACTCCAACCTGTTGATCATCCAATCGCCGCAGGCCGGAACGATGTCGGACTTGACCGTGAACTTCTGCCTGTAGGACAGCGCGCGTGAAAACTCCTGCTTGACCAGCACCCCGACAGCTGTGAAACCCGGGTATGACACCATGCCTGTTTCCGGCGCGACCAGCAAGCCTCCACCTCCGCGCGCCTTGTTCTGCGGCATGACGGCAAGCACGTTGCGATCAATCACCCATGAAATTCCGGCCGCCGCCGCGATCTGCTTGACCATGTTGCGCGGGGAGCCCCACAGGTAGGGCGAGTCCAGCTTGACGTTCACCCCGTGGTTCTCGAACACCGACACCTCGTCCATCTGGCCCTGCACCTTCTTCAGGATCGTGGCGACGTCGGTGCTTCCGTCAAACGACATGGGCTCGACCGGTTTCATCGCGTCAATGAGCCCGGCCTGCGCGAGGATGTGGAACGGGACCAGCGGCGCCCCTTGAAAGTCCGGCCAGGCCTGGGTGATGGTTCCCCGGAAGATCTCCGACATTCCATTGACAGCGTCACCCGCCTCGATGATCAAGGTGTTTCGCTGATATTCGGTAACGCGCTGTCCGAAGGTCGCGAGCTGGTTCATGGTGTCGAGCGTCAGCCCATACACAAGCACGTCCGCCGTCCCCATCTGCACCTCGCCGGCCATGGCGACACGCACCGACGTACGCAAGCCCTCCTCTGTCAGCCCGGCGATCTTGGTGCCGGACACCGTCAGCTTGATGCGGCGACGTACAAAGGTCATGCGTCAAATCCCAGATCGGCCAGATCCTGCGATGACAGGTAAGCCAACGAATAACGAATACCCAGACCCGTGTAGACAGGATCCGTTTCGCCCTGATTGTCAATGAAGATGAAGTCCCCATCAAACGCTAGATAGACAGAGCGCACGATACGGTTGAGGTTCTGACAAATCACCCCTCCAACGATCAGGACATCGTCGACCAGCAGGTCGATGAACAGCCCGTAAAACCTTTGGTACACGCGCAGCGTGACAGCCTGCTCCGCAAGCACGGTGTTGAGTATCTGCGATGGAGCCGCCTGCAGTGGGATGATCAGCATGAATCGCTCTTTTTATGTCGCAGCCGTCGCCGCGCTGTTCTGATTACCCGTCGGGGCTGTCGGCTGCACGTTGCCGCCCTGCAGAGGGTCGGCACCTGACGGGGAGGCCGAGTCACGCACGGTCGTCGCGCCCTGCACACGCACCTCCTGCACCATCACGTCGACGACGATCATGCCGACGCCGTTGGTCGTGGTGCGCCTATAGTCGTAGCGTACCATGTTGGCGTTGACGTAGACGACCTCGGGTGTGACGACGTTGTAGAGGTCGAGGGTCGGTAGGGCTGCGGCGACCGACAGCAGGAGCGCCTCGCGCGCCGCCTGGGTGCCGCCCGCGACGAACTGGACGCGCGCCTCGTACGGCCTGTCGACCTTGTCGTAGGACTGAAATGATCCCCGCTCCAGCGGAAAGTCGGCGACCACCTCCTCGCCCTTGTAGTCGAAGGCTGTCACTGTGTCGGCCGTGATGACAGCGCGACCGCCGAGGTAGAGTCCCCACTGCGGGCGCAGGCCGGCGCCGAAGCCGACGGTCTCGTCCCGATCCATCAGGTCAGGCGGCGCTGGGGCGGCGACCCCCGGCTCGCGGATCAGGGGCGGGACGCCCGGTGCGATGGGGACGACTGGGAACGGCATGCTAATTGGGTCCAAAATTAGCTTGATTCATCTGGGAGGCGCGGTCGATCGCGGACGGAAGTTCGCGCGCGATACCGTAAGCGTCGGTCGCCTGAGTGTGCACGTTGAGCGATCCGATGTGCGTCTCCGATTTTGACGAGTTGGTGTTGACGGTCGAGTTCTGATTGAAGAAGCCCGTCCGCACCATGGAGTCGACCATCGGTGTGCGCGGTCGCAGCTGATTGGATGCGGACTGCTCGCGCGCGATCTCAGAGAAGGTGGGACCCTTCGCAGATGCCTGGGCCGCCGCCTGCACCTGCGCCTGCTGACGTTCACGCCAGCGACGCGCGCCGGGGATGCCGCCTGGACCACCACCCCAATCGTTGAAACGCTCGCGGTTTATATTAACGCCGACACCACCAGCATTATAGTTCGGATCGCCCGCGCTACCCTGGTCGGTGTGGCCAAGAGTCACGTTCGAGCCGCCGAGCGCCTGGTCGATCAGGCTGTTGAGCTTCTCAAGACGCTTGGGATTCCGTTCAAGCGCCGCCATGCGCGGCTCGACCATGCCGCGACGCGCTGGACCGTAAAAGGAACGCGGCCCGCCAGCCATGCCCGACTCAAGTGACCGGCCGGTGTAGGCCATGCGGTTCATCAAAGACTCCGCCACCGCCGGGCCGGCGCCAGGGTTTTCCAGGTCGACAAGCGCGGCGAGGCGGGTTCTCAGCTGCGGGTTCTTGTCAAGCTCCTCCTTGAACCGCGCGCGCTGGGAGGCGAGAAAAGCGCTGCCGGACTTCGACAGGTCACCACCCAATCCGGCGTCGGATGCCCCACCGATTCCGCCGCCTCCCTGACGCCTGCCTCCCCCAGCGCCACCAGCGCCACCACCAGCGCCCCCGGGCGATCCCCCGCCCATCCTAGAGGTGCTACCGCCGACGCCCCCACCGGCGCCCCCACCGCCGCCAAGGGAGGCCTGCATGACACGCGCGTCGCCGAACTGCCCCCCACCGCTCGGACTGAACGCGGAACGCTGGAAGCCGAGGATATTCATCAGCCCGTCCAGGATGCCCTTTTTGGTACCCTCCTCCGCGCCCTTGCGCGTGGCGTCCTCGACACCCGCCGCGCTACCACCCTGCGGCAGCGCACCTAGCCCGCGTGCGCGGGCCGCCTCCCTGTCCATCTCGCGCTGGCGGCCGAACGCCGTGGACCTGTCGAGATCGTCAGCGAGCGGATCCTTGTCGTCTGCACCACCGCCCTTCCTGCCGCCAGGTGACGGAACCCCCACCCCGGGCTGCAGCGGCGGCAGGTACTTCGCCGCACCTTCCGCGTACTTCGAGGTGATGCTGTCGATCCCGCGCATCTCCTGCAGCACCGCGGTGAGATAGTTCAGCAGCGTCGTCAGGGCGGGCGCGACCTCGGCAGCGATCCCCCGCGCGAAGGCGGCAGACGAGGCCGCCATCTTGCCCATCGCCTCCTGCAGCTCTGTGAAGCGCTTGACCTGCTCGTTGGTGACGCCGACGTCCTTCATGTCGGCGAGCGTCTTCTGCAGCTTCGCCATGTCTTGGGTCAGAAGGGCGATCATGCCCTGGGACATGCCCATCTCGCGGAACCACTCGGTGACCATGGCCTTGTCTTTGCCCTGGCCCCACGCCGCCATGTCCAGCAGGATGGCGTTGAAGTCGCGCACCTTGCCGGAGGCGTCGCGCATGGCGATGCCCATGGCGTTGAAGTACGGGATCAGGGACGACTGGCCCGTGATCTGGAACTGGTAGATGGAGGAGACGAGCCCCTGGATCGAGCCAGAGATCTCCTCTGCCGACGCACCGACGGTCTTGCCCGCGTTCTCCCACTTGGACAAATTCTCGACCGAGGTGCCGAGCTGGGTCGCGAGGCGTCCGGTCTGTGCGGTGGCGCGTGTCACCTGCTCCATGTAGGCCTGCAGGCCGAGGCCGCCGGTGAACAGGGCAGCGATTCCGAGGAGGCGGCGCTGCATCGCGCCGAACACCTCGGTGAGTTCCTCGGTGGGCCGCCGCACGTCCTTCGCCGCACGCTCACCGCCCTGCCGGAACTTCTCCAGCGCTTCGAGAACACGCTTCTGCTCGGCGGTGAACGCCGACGCGTCGGCGCCGATCCTGACGATCAGCTCGTCGATCACCGTGGCCATGAAGGTCTATCTCCTGTCACGCATCGCTTCCGCGTGCGCCTGCAGACGCGCGCGATTGTGCGCGTCGACCCTGATGACGTCCAACAGGTCGTACGCGTCCTCGATACTGAGGGAGGTTCCAAGCTCGTGCAGGCTCGCGAGCCGGGAGGAGATCACGCATCCGAGCACGGGGCCCAGCTCATCTGGGTACTCGATCAGGCCTGAGACGGCTTCGGATGGCAGGTCGACCGTCACCTGCCGCCGGTCACGAAAAAATCGGTGTGCAGCGCGAATACGCGCGTCCGCAAGAGCAGCAGGGTCGACACCTCGTCGACGTCGTTCTCGCCCTCCGGATGGTCCAGGACGAGTGGTCGTGACAGCTCCGGATGCGCGGGATCGGGCAGGATGCGGACGCACGCCAGCATCTCGTCGAGAAGTGGTTCGATCTCCGCGTACACAATGCCGCCCGTCGCCAGTGCGCGTAGGCCGATAAAGGCGACGCCGGCGAAGCCAGCCTTCGTCACCTCCTCGGGCAGGTCGAGACCAGAACGCGCGAGCGCGAGGAACGCGCGGGCCGCCCACTTCTCGGCCTGCAGGGCGGGCATCTCGGTGAGGAGGAACTTCTTTCCGAAGTCGCGGTTCGTCTCCCGCGACCCCTCGTCGATCTGTACGATCTCGGCCTTGCGCATGAGATCACGCAGCCCCTGCCGCGATCACCTGCGGATCGGCGGATTCCCAGACAATGGTGAAGGTGCGCGGGCGCAGGGTGCGCGAGGCGTTAGGCAGTGGAGGGTAGTTGCGCAGCACACCGTTGATCATCGTGTACTTCATGAACACCGAGGGCAGCACGATAACGGCCTGCGCGAAGAACACATCTTTCGTCTCCTTCATTGCGCGGTACCACTCGTCGAAGAAGGGAAGGGACGGGCTGTTCGCCATCAGAACGTAGTTCTGGGTAACGGCCGACGGAACGAATCCCGCCGCCAGCTTGCCGTCGAGGCCCATCATCGTCTCGGCCGCGTCGATCGCCTCGTTAGTGAAGATGTCGTCCGCGGAGTAGCCCTGCAGAACCTGCGGCGCCGCGAACAGGTTGGTGACCGACATAGAGATCACCGAGTTGACAGACGTGATACTACCAGCCATTGCTTACTCCTCTTGCATCTTGGACAACGCGGCCCTGATCATGCACTGCCGCTTTCTGTGCGTTGCGCTCATCTTCGTGCGAGTAGATACAGAGTGTTCCCGACCGATATGCGCCGCTCCAATTTTCTCGCGAGTCTCAGGGGTGACTTCATGCCCCTGAAGCCGTTTTGAATTCAATCTATCACGCTTGCGCATCTTTTTCCGATATGCTGGGTCTTTCCAAGCAGCCTTACTCGCCTCACCAATACACAATCGACTTTCTTCTGTGTGCCTGAACCCAAGCTTTTGTCCTTTGCCGTACTTATTTCCACGAAGTCGCCGACTCGTTTTGCGTTTGAAAGCTTCCGTATGCTGCGCTGGTGCGCGCTCCCGATGGTTGTCGCCGTTCGTTTTGATCACGACATTCCCGATTGCATACGCACCACAGTCACCAATCCTGGACATGCGATACTCGTTCGATCGACGGCCGCGCATATCCAGGAAACCGGAAGCTTCCCAAATTTCTAGCCACTCATCGAACGACAGCAGAAACACGATCCCGCGGCGGACCGCATTTCGCTTCTGCTGCCGGTAAACATGCTCCAACGCATTCCTGATTCTATTCCATTCCCGAGGCATTACTCAGGCTCCTGCTAAATGTTTAGGTTAGCAGGAGCCTACGCTGTCAGTCCACTTAAGTCAATTCAATGGACGCCAAGACTATCCTCTGAACACTTTGCCCGTCCATGTACCAGAAAGTGCAGGGCGGGGTGCCGCGCGCCTGCCGGACCTGCGGGCTGGCGTCGCGGACCTGCAGGTACCAGCCCTGCCGGTTCAGGATGTCGTCGATCTTCACACCCGCCTGGCTGTTGACCTGCGCCGCCTGCGACTCGGACAGGGTGATGCCCGGCCTGATCGCGCCGAAGTTGACAGCGGCGAGGATCGGGTCGAGCAGCGCAGCCGAGATCAGCGAGTAGCCGGCCGTGTTGTACGGGATCGACTTCGCCGACTTGAGCAGAACCATCAGCGCCAGCTGGAAGGCGTTGTTCATCCAGATCTGGTTGATGTACGAGTCCATCCACAGGAACTCGCCCGAGATCTGCCCGTTGTATACCCAGATGAAGTCGTCGTTCGCGGTGGCGTAAGCCCCGTAGTAGTTGTACCCGTTCTGCAGCAGGTTGTTCGCGCTGGTCGCGTCGGTGACCGTCGGGAACAGGCCGGACTGGACGCGGAAGGCGAAGGTCGTGCGGCCGTTGAACTGCTCGAAGTTGATAGATGCAGCAGCGCCGCAGATGAAGGCCGCATAGTTCGCGGTGACAGGGACGGCATCGCCCGCACCGTTGCTGGCCCCAACCCCCTGCCCGAACAGGAAGGTGCCCGACGAGTTCGACTGATTGAGCAGCCAGCCGAGGGAAGCAACGTCGGGATTGGTCGCTGCCGGGCCTTCGTCCGGATCCCAGCACACATAGGCGTAGCGATTGTTGGACTCGGCCGTCCACTGCGCGAACAGCAGCTTCTGGGTGTTGAAGCCGGAACCCGAGTCGGGATCGAAGGCCGTCATGAAGGTCGCCCAGTTCTGGGTGACGTCAGTGATAGAGTCCATAAACGTGCCGGGGATCGCCGGGTTGGCACCCTGGGACAGGACAGCAGCTTCCGCTTGCGTGAAGTTGATCGAGGCCGCCAGCGTCCCTGTCGCGAAGGTCACGGTCGAGGCGGCGCCCGCGACGCCCGAGGTCAGCAGGAAGGAGTTGCTGGTGCTGTCGTAGGTCACGGTCAGCGGAGTCGCCTTGAGGACAAGGGTCGTGCTCGACACCGTACCCGAAGGCGCGACGATATAGGTGCCGGTTCCGCCCGTCCCTGACAGGCCGGCTGTGATTATGGTGCCGGCCGTCACACCACCTCCGCCGGTTCCGGTTACGGTCTGCCCAGTGTCGACGAAGCCCGAGGCGACAGACGCGACCGTCAGGATGCCGAAGGTCAGGGTCATTGCTGTCGCGGGAACGGTCTGCGAGATCGACACAGCGTAAGTGCCAGCAGCACCATCAACACCTGACAGCTGTCCGGTGATGCGAGTGCCGACAGCGACGCCTGAGCCGCCGACCGATCCGCCGACACGCAGGGTACCGGTGACGGTCGTTGCCGTCAAAATGTTTCCGTCAATATAGCCATTGAGGGATGCGGTGCCCGGGCCGATTGATCCGGTGACGGTTGCCGCAGTCGGCTCGGTTCCAACAAAACCCGCCTGGATCAGAGCAGCGGCCGACGAGAACGACGTCGCGGCAGCAAGGCTGATTGACGCGGACGTCCGCAAGTAGCCGTCGACCGTCAGGATCAAAGTGCCCGACAGAAGCTGCAGCTGCTGTAGGGTGATGCCCGAGATCGTGCCGCCGCGCAGGTAGGCGGGGACAGCGGTCGGATTGAACTGTGTGTAAAACACCTGCGCCGGCTTGATCGAGCTGTTCTCGAAGCCATTGAAATAGTTGTCGGCGAGGTCCGCCTCCTGCGAGGAACCTCCGAAGTAGTCGGAGACGTCATCCGCTGTCGCAAATGGCTGAACAGCTCCGATCGGAACACGGGTAGAGTGGGTGAGGATCACCCCATTGATATCGAGCGCCCTGCCACCCGCGGGAAGTACGGCCGGATTTACCTGGACGATTTCACTTGCCGGAATCGTGCTCATAGAATTGGACTCCTTTTCCTCACGCTGTCTCTACACGTCCGAGTCATCGACCTCAACAGTCGTGACAATGATCTCGTCCATGAACTCTTGCGGGATGTCCTGCACAACGGCATCGAGGTGCAGGTGCGAATCAACAACCCAGCGGTCCTCGTACTGGGACTCGGCATTGATAAATGGAACTTGGCGCGGATCGTCCGTATACAGCGCGGTTACGTCCGGAAATCCCGTGCGAGCGAACAATAGATTTGCATAATCGTCGCGCAGGAGTGTCGTCAGGATCTGCGCGTTCTCAGCTGATGCAGGACCATGCACATCAAGCTGCACCGTCAACTCGGTCGACTGTCCAATATTCATGACTCCGGTAGCTAGCACTTGCGAAGACAATGTCTGCGTGGGAGACACACTGTATGTGCCCACGCCTCCTGTGCCCGAAAGCGTTCCTGTAACCACTGCCGTTCCTGACAGGCCTGAGCCTAGAAGCTTAGCGCCGGCCTCGATCGTCCCGAAACTGACATTGGTGACGTCCATCACCGTTCCGGCAATCGATGCTGTGAAGCGGCAATCCGCGTAGCTGACCACATTGGTCGCCGCGCGGGCGCGCATGATCGGCCACATCACGATGAAGTCGGGGGAACGCGGCTCGGGGACGCGGTTGACCTGTCCACGGATGCATTCAATACCCGGGATCACGCTGAGCACGAGCGCACGCAGCGCCGTGAGCGCGTCCCGCTGAGTCGGGGCGACGGTAATGGTCATGAGATGTGAATTAGCTTTTTACTCGACTTCGTACTCAACCGAGCTGAGCAAGTTTCCGGTTTCGACCAAGGGCTTGGTCGAAGCTCCAGCTACTGACTCGCCGGCCGCCACACGCTGACGCGCGATCTCAACCGTCTTGCGCGTCACCTTCAAGCCAGGCGTTTCCGCCTTCATCTTGCGCAGCATCAGCGTGACGAGCGAAAGCGGAGGCGACGCTAGCTTGGAGATCGCCATCCGAATATCGCCAGCCACATGCTCACCCAGCATGGCAAGCGCCTTGCTTGTGTCCCATTCGCTAGCTACGAGCGCTGCTTGCAGCGCCCGCGCCCATTCATCGCGGTTCTGATGTGCGGTCGGACGCATGAATGGGCGTGGCGGAATTCCAGCGCGCGGTGCGCCAAACTCCTGGATGGCGGCCACCATCGGGACCGGCGTTCCGTCCGGATAGGTGGACTTGTCCAGGAAACCAACCTTGACGCTCTTGGCCGAGCCCAGTTTCTGCGCGATCTGGTCCAGAGCACGCTTGAGCCGATCCCCGCCTTCGACAGACATGTCAGCTTCCATTCTGCAAGGTCAGCGAGACCTTGCACCATCCTGTCGGCCATTGCTCCAGCACATTCGTAGTCAGCCAGACAGTTCCCGCAAGCTCCGGATTGTCCGGAAGCACCGCAGGAAACTCGACAAGATCGCCGCCCTTCTGACTGACGCGGAGGACGCCGTCAATGACGCCGTTGAAGTAGACGGCAATCCCCGCGTTCTGGATATTCAGCGCTTCCAGCTGCCGCAAGTCGCGCGTGGTCAGCGACTGGACCTGCGCGGATACCGTGACCGGCGCTTCGTATGCCGGGATCTGCGTTCCATCATCATCAATCGTGTATCCCGCGCTCTTGCGCAGGATGGCGGGAATGTCCGGATTGACTACGTTGATGTAGCCGCGAGCAAGCTGATGCAGGTTGAGTCCCGCCATAGCTCAAGCCTCCTGGCTCACCGCGTTCCGCAGGTCTTCTTGTACTGCTCTATCAGATGATCTCGATCGTACTCCGCGCGGGTGCGCTCGTTCCTGTTGAGTACAACCGACATGTAGCCGTAGACGGCCGGGTCGTAGTGCTTCACACCGGCGTCGATCGCGGCGAGCTGCAGCGTGAGCCACACAGCGGTGCATTCCACAATCATGGCACTACCTCCACCTCGGCTTCCTTCTCTGCAAGGATCTCTAGCGCGACCTTCTTCGCTGCAATCTCGGCACCGGCCTCGATGCAGGTGACGATGCGCGACACCGCGCGCTCCAAAGTTCCCGGCTTGACCATCCACACGGTGGCCTCGCCGCATGTCTCGCAGTCGTGCTCCTGCTTGGCGACCAGCCTGATCTCCTCGCCCAGGATCTTCAACATGATCTGCTCGATGTCAGCTTTCAGATCGGTCATGCACGCACCACCAATCTTATCGCGTCGCGCAGCTCCTGATCATTCGGATACCTGCCGTAGCCCAGCGACTCCGCAGGCATGGGCTCTAGCATGTCCCACACGTATGACGGCGGCGGATCACTGACACCCCATCGCGCCCACGCTATCGCCCTTCGCCTGTGCTCCGGAACAAGGCCCCTGTGCAGCCCGCGCGGATCGCTGAGGAACATTCTGCCGGCATCACCAAGGACCCGGCCGATACGCGAGGATTCCGTAGGATGGTCTCTGTCTTTCTTGATCGCGTCCCCCTGTGATCCCAGCACGTACTCATGCGCGCCATCCTCGGGTTGGTGGACGTCCGTCAGGTAGGCGAACAGCGCGAGGAATGCGCTGTCGTCGGTGTCCCTGTGCCACCCCTGAATATCGGCCTTGGGCTGCGGAGGTGACGGCTCTGTGTAGAACACGTTGACGCTGTAAAGGAGCGGCGGACGTCCCAGATACTCCTTGACGATATCGTAGGTCGACAATGCTGTTTCCAGCCATCCCGGCGCGCGCAGCACGTCATGCATGTCGCGGCACATCCATGGGTGACTGCCAAGTCCACCCTGTACCGGCGGCTTGCGCTGCCTGACGTGGTTCTCGTAGACAGGCTTGGTGTCGAGATGCCGTACCATGCCTGCGACGTTCTCGAACCTGCGCGGCAGTACCACAATCCCGTCTCGGCGGAGTTGCTCGACTACATCGGTCATTTGAAGCACAACCTTTCGGCCAGGTCACGGAGCAGCTGCTGCGGCGGGTGCGGTGGTGTCCTGCGTGTCATGTCGTACTCGTGCGCGATCTCGCGCAGCAGGTTGATCAGTTCCTCGCGGGTGACAGGGGTCGCGAGGTGCGCGGCCTGCGCCTCCACCATCTCGACGTGCGCCAGCGCTTCCCGCTGCGCGGGTGTCAGGCGGTTCTTGTTGCGGCTCACGGCGCAGCGCTCCCT